GAATAGAATAATAGGTATTAAAAATAAAATAATAGCAGTAATATTTAATAATCCACCAAAGTATAGTAAGGTATGTGAATGTATAATTCATTATAATAATAAAAATACAGGAACTATTATTATTTCAGAAATAGAGAAAGAGCATTTAGCCATGCATCTGGCTCATGCATTACAGAATGAATTAAATTATACCATACCTATAATTATAAAAGTTATTATATTAAAAGACATAGAAGATTTAAATGATATAAAATATTTAGATGGATATACTATAATATAAAGGAGATAATTATGACTAAAAAGAAAGATAAAGAAGAGGAAGATATTACCAAAAAGAAATATTGTGGAGCAAAGAAAAGAGATGGAACTCCATGTAGGGCAAGACCTATGGCAAATGGAAGATGCAGGCTACATGGAGGCAAGGCAGGAAGTAGACCTGGAGAAGGAGTAAGAACAGGAGAAGATGAGACTATATGGTTTGGTCTACTTTCCGCAGAGGAGAAAGAACTTTATAACAAAATAACTGTTGATAGTGTTAGTCAAATAAATGAGGAGTTAAGGCTAATAAGTATTAGAGAATTCAGGATGATGAATAGGTATAAGAAACTGTTAGACCAATATAAAGAATTTGAAGACTTCATAAAGACAGAAAAATATACTGAAAGAGGAACAATGAATGGAAAACCTCTTGATATACTTCGTGAAAAGGAAGTATTAGTATTAAAAGAATTACAAAATCTTGATGATGCTATAACAAGGATACAGGAAAAGAAGCAGAGGCTATTAGAACTTAAGCATAAGGTAGAAGTAGGCAATGAGGATACAGAAATTAATATAGACCTGTATATGAATGCCTTATCTGAAGCTGCTGGAAATGTCTGGAGGGAAGATGAGGATGAAACATGATGATCTGGTCTGTATGTATTGCAAAAATAGGATAGATGCAGACCTAATTTATAATGGGCAGTACAAGTTGGAATTATACTGTTCTTGTTGTGATAAAGAACTGGAAGAAGAAGAATTGTTAAAAAGATAATATGGCAAAAAAGCATACAAAGAAATTTAGTTTTATACCTTTCAGTAAAAAACAATTAAAAGCATTAACATGGTGGACAGATGAAAGTCCATATAAAGAATGCGATACCATAATAGCAGATGGAAGTATTAGGGCAGGAAAGACAATAGCCTGCATAGATAGTTTTATAACCTGGTCTCTGGGTAACCATAAATATAGAAATTTTATCATAGCAGGAAAGAGTATGGGGGCATTGAAAAGAAATGTTTTAATGCCTCTATTTGAAATTCTAAATGCTAAAGGTATAGATTATCATTATGATAAACAGGAAGACCCTAAAATAATCATAGGCACTAATTATTATTATTTGTTTGGGGCAAGTAATGAGAAATCACAGGATACACTCCAAGGTCTTACTGCTGGAGGAGCATTAGCAGATGAGATTGCTTTATTTCCTGAATCATTCGTTAATCAGATGATAGGCAGATGTTCGGAGGAGGGCAGTAAAATATTTTTAAATTGCAATCCTGAATCACCTCATCATTGGTTCAAAAGAGATTATATAGATAAGGCAGAGGATAAAAATATTTTCTATCTACATTTTACTATGGATGATAATCCTACTATATCAGAGGAGGTTAAAAAACGATATGAGAGGATGTTTTCAGGAGTATGGTATCAGAGATATATTTTAGGAATGTGGAGTGTAGCGGAGGGTATTATATATGATATGTTTAATGAGGATAAACATACATTTCAAGAATATTCTAAAAGATATGATGAGTACTATGTAAGCATTGATTATGGTACAAGTTCAGTAATGTGCTTTTTACTATATGGTATAAAGAAAAATAATGTTTACGTATTAGATGAATATTATTATGATGCTAAAGAGCAGCAAGTACAAAAAACGGATGATGAGTTCGTTAAAGAATTTAGTAATTTCTTAAATGGTATAGATCCAAGATTAATTTATGTAGACCCGTCTGCTTCAAGTTTTAAAGTAGCCTTAAAAAGATATGGTTATAATCAGACAAGAGATGCAGATAATAATGTAATAAATGGAATAAGAACAGTAGGTTCATTCTTTAATACTAATAGATTATTTATTCATACTAAATGTAAGAATTTGATAAGAGAATTTTATGAGTACAGGTGGGATGAAAAGAACAGGGATAAAGGAATTGATAAACCATTAAAAGAAAATGATCATGCAGTTGATACATTAAGGTATTTTATATATACTAAATTTGGAAATGAACGAAGTGTAAATGTTAAGGATAGATATAAAAAATTAATTTAAGGAGGATTATTATGACAGATAAAAATAAAACAGGATTAGAACAGAGATTAGATACATATAAAAAGGATTTCATGGCGGGTGCAGGGAAGAATAATGCTTATACAGATCCATTGAGGAAGCAAAGACCTAACTATAATAATGCTAGGAGACTCCCATATATAGAATTGGATACTATATATAGGGATAATAAAATAATCCAGAATATTGTAGATATTCCAGCAGAGGATATGGTTAGAGCCGGCATAACTATTAGCACAGATAATGATGAAGTGAGACAGCAATTAGAGGAAAAATTAAATAAATTAGATTGGCAGGAAAGGTTTAGTAAACTATTAAAGTATAGGAGATTATATGGTGATGGATTTATCAGTATAGGCACAACAGAAAGACAGGAGTTTGAATTATCTGATGAAGTAAATCCTAATAATATTATATCTGTAGATTATATCCATACATTTACACCTAAAAAAGTATCTGATATTCAATTAATCGATGATGTATTTAGTATAAATTATGGAGAGCCTGATTATTATAGAATTAGGTCAGTAACAACAGATAAAATAATTCATCCGAGCAGGATAATTAGGGCACATACAGATATTGAGGAAGACGAGGTATGGGGAAGAAGTATTTTGGAGCCTATGATGGATATTATTAAGGTATTCGATACAGCATTATGGAGTGTGGGGCAGATATTGTTTGATTATACTTTTAAGGTGTATAAAACTAAAGACGCAGAAAGTATGACAAAGCAAGAACTCCAGGAAGCCAGAATGCTTATGGATTATATGTTTAGAACTGAAGCACTTGCTCTTATAGCAGAAGATGAAGAACTTCAAAGACATACAATTCAAACAGGTGGCATAACTGAATTATTGGATTTCGTATGGGAATCTATATCAGGTGCAGCACAAATGCCAAAGAATGTTATTCTTGGTCAGCAGCAAGGAACTATAACTGGCGGACAATATGATATAGTTAATTATTTTAATAGGGTAGAATCAGAACAGGAAAGTATTCTAAAACCAAAACTTTATAAATTAATAGATTTAATTCTTGCAAGTGATGAATTTGGTATGCCTGATTTAGATTACAGTATTCAATTTAATAGTTTATGGTCAATGGATGACACTGAGCAAATAGATTTGAAGAAAAAACTCGCAGAAATAGACCAAATATATATGAGCTGGGATGTATTATCTCCAGAAGAAGTTAAGGAAATGAGATTTGGAGAATATGGCATAGAAGGAGAATTAGATTTTGGACAGGTAGACCACGCATTTGAAACAGAGTTGATTAATGAATATAGAAAGGAGAATAATAATGGTAAAACAGAAGAAAAGAGCTCCTCCTAATCAGCCTTTCCCAAATAAAGTAGCAAGAGATTATTATAAGCATATAAGAGAATTAATGGAAGAACTCCATAAAAATGTATGGGAATCTTTCGATAAAAATTTAAGAAATAAAATACATAATTATAGAGGAGATGATGCATTAGATGATATACAGAGGGAACTAACCAGATTAAAAGAAAATGCAGATGAATCTTTATTTAGAGAAAGAGAATTAGAAAAAATAGCATCTAATTTTATACAAGGTATTAATAATGTAAATAAGAAATCAGTGTTTAAGCAACTAAATGCTGTGTTAGGAGTAGACCCTGTCATGAATGATAAATGGTTAGATTCTTTTATGAGAGCAGCTATTCAGGAAAATGTGAATTATATTAAAAGTATAGAAAAGCAGTATTTCGATAAAATAGAAACTATTATCTATCAAGGCACAAGAAGAGGAAATAGTTTAAATGAGATGGCACATGAAATTAAAAAATCTTCTAATTCTGGCATAAAACGAGCAAGGTTCATTGCAAGAGATCAGGCGGGGAGTATATATGGGGATATGACAAAGAAAAGAAATGAAGAGGCAGGGGTAGAAAAATTTGTATGGGTTACATCAAGGGATGAAAGAGTTAGAGGGAATCCTTCTGGATTATATCCTGATGCAATTCCAAACCATTGGGAGTTGGATAAGCAAGTATTTACATGGAATAAAGGAGTAGAAAAATATGGTGGATTACTTCCTGGGGAAGACTATAATTGTAGGTGTACCTCAAAGCCATATATAGAGAATAAAGAAGAGGAATAATATCATATCCCTTTATTTTTTTAAATCCGACAAAAAGATTTATATAGTATGAGTTTTAATATATAAGTGTAAGCGTATAATTAATAATATATATTTAATTATAGGAGTTGATTAATTATTGAATAAAGAAGAGGAAGTGGATATTCAAGGTGTTAATATAGAGGAACCTGATAAAAATTCTATAACAAGATATGATATTGCTACTGTAGATGAAGTTTTAGAAAACGAAGACGGATATTTAACTGTTAAAGTAGCAATTGCAAGACCGGGAGTATTCCCTTATAGGAAACAGGATGGAACAATTCAGTATGAAATTAAACATCCTGATGATATTTATAGTTCTTATACAATGGATTCAGCAAAAGGGAAACCTGTTACAGATGGACATCCTTCGAAACCAGTTACAAGGAAAAATGTAAAGAACTTAATTAAGGGCATGACACATACTAATACAAATGTGGAAGATGGTTTAATTACAGTTCATGAAACTATTTTTGACGAAGAATTAATTAAAGATGTGTTAGAAGGAAATAAAAGAGAAGTGTCCATAGGCTTCCAGACTAAATTAATCGCTGAGCAAGGAATGTATAATGGACAGAAATACGATTTTAGACAGACTGATATACAGATTAATCATATTGCACATGTAGAAAAAGGCAGAGCTGGTGAAGAGGTAGGAGTTCGAGCTGATGATGCATGGCAAATAATTGATTATAATAAACAAGATACTAATATAGAAAATGGAGGACATAATATGGTGAAAATTGAAATAGATAATAAAGAAATTGATGTACAGCCAGAGGTCAAGGAGAAGTTAGATAAACTTTTAAATGATATTGATGACCTTGAAAAGAAAAGAGAAGATCTTAAAAGCCTTAAAGATAAGGCTGATAAGGCTCAGGAATATGAGGAAACTATAAAAAACCTTAAGGCAGATTTGGAAACCAAAGAAGGCAAAATGGATGCTCTTGAGACCAAGATTGCTGAAATGGAAAAGGAAGATAAGCAGGATGAGGAAGAAGTAAAAACCTATACTGCAGATGAAGTCGATGAAATGATTAAGGAAAGGATTTCCCTTTATAATACTGCATCTAAATATATTAAAGATTTTGATGATACAGGCAAATCTAATACTGATATTAAGGTAGAGGTTATACAGACTGTAGACAGCGATTTCAAAGGTGATGAAAAATCTGAAGAATATATCAATGCTAGGTATGATGCCACAATTGCTCTAATCGAAAAACATGGTTTTAAGGCAGTTGGGGATAAGAATATGAAAGCAATGGAAAATGATTCTGTAGATAAATTTGAAGAACTTAGAAGTAAAAGACTTAATCTTAAGAAATAAAAATAATAAAAGGTGATATTTATGGCAATAACAGAATATTATGATACTCGGATGGCTAAAGAATTAGGTGATGGAGTACTTGGAGAATATCCAAATGTACAAGCAGATTCTAAGGTAGCAAATGAAGCAATTAATTTCGGTGTTCCGGTGCAGTTGGTAAGTGGCAGTGACGTAAAGGTTGAGAATTTTAGTGGTGGGACTTTCTACGGTATTGCACTTGCTCGTAAAATTGGGAATGATGCTTATGGAGCAGATGGGTATGAAACTGCAGAACCTGTATCAGTTCTTAGAAAGGGGACTGTATGGGTAACAGCAACAGAGGCAGTCGCAGCAGGACAGAAAGCAGTCCTGGATAACAGTGCAGGTACTTTCCTCCCTGCCGATACTGCAGTTACTCCAGTGACTGCAATAAATGCACAGTTCAAGACCAGTGCAGATGCAGGTGATCTGGCACTTCTGGAAGTACTCTTACCAGCATGATAATAATTAATCAATTAATATAAATAACGGAGGATAATAATAATGACTTATAAAGAAGATAAAGCAATAACATTTAGAATTCAGGATTTAGAAGCAATTGATAGTACCCTTTATGCTCCAAAAGAAGAGGAACTTCTTGCAAGGACTCTTTTTAATGTGAAAACAGATGTGGATCCTGGGGCAGAACAGTACTCTTATGATGTAATTAAGAGGAGCGGTGCAGCAAAGATTCTTGCTCCTGGAGCAGATGATATTCCACTTGTCGAAGTGGATATGGAAAGGAATACACTTAAAATTTATTCTATTGCAACAGGTTTTAAAGTAGGTATCCAGGAAATGAGGCAGGCACAATTAACAGGCATGCCTATTGATACCACCAAGGCAGGGGTTGCTCGTAGAGTAGTCGCAGAGAAAGAAAACAAACTAGCTTTTGTAGGTGATTCTAACTATAACATTTCTGGACTTCTGAATACCACAGGAATTCAGAGTGCTCTTGTAGATAATACTGGTACAGGCGATACTACAGAGTGGACTAATAAAACTGGTCTGCAGATAATTGCAGATATTAGGCAGGCAAGGGCAAAGGTAGATAAACTTCCAGGACATACTGCTGATACACTTGTGCTTCCATCTGAACATTATGAAATGTTACAGATTCCAGTATCTGAATATGATACCAGACCAATCATGGACTATCTTATGAATGTAGGATGGTTTAGCACGATTGAAAAATCCGATGATTTAGTTGGTGCAGGTACAGGAGATTCGGATTCTTTTGTTGTAATGGATACTAATCCAGAAGTAGTTGAACTATTAGTTCCTATGGATATTACTCGTCATGAAGAGGAGTATGCATTCCCGAATATGAAAGTTCCTGTAGAGGAAAGGACTGGCGGACTTATTATCCGTTATCCGATGGCAATTTGCAGAGCAGACGGAATTTAAGATTAGTAGTTAATTACTGCTAATCTTTTTATTTTTATGGAGGATTGCTAATATGGTTATAGTACAAAATACAGGAAATATTATTATAAATGTAAAAAATGTTGTCATAGTTCCAGGAACTAATGATTTAGATGAAAAGGATATTAAAAAAATAAGAGCACACCCTTTATTTAATAGTTATGAAGAAGATGGAATTATTGTTATAAAGGAAGGAACTAAAAGCACAAAGAATTTAAATGTTAAAGAGGCAGTGAATCTTATTCAGGATACCTATATAGTAAAAACATTAGAAAAATGGAAAGAGGCTGATAGTAGAGTAACCATACAGAAAGCAATTGATGAACAAATAGAACTTTTAACTGTAGATAAAGAAGAAAAATCTGATGATGATAACTATGTCTGATACTAATATTGATAATGTGAAGGCAATTGCAGATCATTTATCAGATGTGCCTGATTCTACTATACAATTATTTATAGAGGATGCTAAATTAGAATTAGATAAGTACAGTATTCCAGATAAATATCAGGAAAAATTACAGAGATATTTAACAGCACACCTTGCAACCTTAAACACAAGAAGGGTAAATAGTTACTCTGTAGATGATATATCTGTTAGTTATAAGGCTATATCTGGAGAAGGTTTAAATAGTACAGAATATGGACAAGAAGTAAAAAGGATATTGAAAGACGCCAATAAGTTCTTTTTGAAAATATTATGAATGTAGAAGATAAGAATAATATACCTAAAATAATTCAAGAGTTGAATTATTTAGACCAGCATTCCATACAGGTAGGAGTATTTGGTGAAGATGATTCAACAATGCTCATGATAGCAAGGGTACATGAGTTTGGAGTACAAATAGAAGTTACTCCTAAAATGAGAGGATTTTTACATTATAAGGGGATTCACTTAAGGAAGTCTACAGATTATATTAATATTCCTGAAAGATCATACATGAGAACAACTTTTGATGAGGAACAAAATAATTTAAATAGTTTAGCAATGCAGGAAATACAAAAAGTTCTTAATATGGAGAAGACAGGAAGACAGGTTATGGATATGTTAGGATTATATTTAGTAGGGGCAATACAGGAGAAAATGGTAAATATAAGAGATCCGCCTAATCATCCTGCAACCATTAGGCAAAAAGGTTCAAGTAATCCTCTAATTGATAATGGGCATCTTCGACAATCAATCACATATAAAATAGGTGGGAATTAAATGGATTTAGCATTAGGGCATATATTTGGAAATCATCAGCAGGAAATTAAAGTTATAACTGAAGAGGGTGGTTATGATAATAGAGGTATATACACAGAAACAGAAAAAACATTAAACTATATTAATGCTATTGTTAGACCTTTATCTACAAAAGATTTAATTCATGATGAAAATGGTACTTATACAAATAATGATATTAAAGTATTTACAAAAGATAAATTAAGCATAAAGAATATTATAGAGTATAATGATTTAAAATATACCATATTAGAGGAGAAGAATAATAAATTTCATGGTGATTTTTATTCTTATATAGCAAAATGTGAGGATGGTGCATGAGTACAGTTGATTCATACCAAGAAGATATAATTAATATTATAGCAGATAATATAAGTCATCCTATTGTACTCAGAGATCAGACTAATCCTAAAATGGATTATCCATTTATTGCCTATAAATTTATTACTAAATTAGGAAATGAACCAGGACAGCCAATATTAGATAGTAGTATTGTTACTGAAGAAGGAGAAGACTGGTTTAAATATACCCATAAAAAACATTATAATATGATATTATCTTTAACATCTTATTCAAATAGTGAAATAGAATCTAATAATGTTATAGAAGAGCTTTATGATTTTATGACATTTACTGGATTAAATTTATTTAAGGATAAAAATATAATTATAAAAAATATTGGTGATATTACTGAAAGGGATACACTGATAATAGATGATTATGAAAGGAGATTTGGATTTGATGTTGAATTTAGAATAACAAAAGAACTTATTAAATTAATTGAAACAATTGAAGATGTAGAATATACATAATAAACGGAGGATAAAATATGGCAGAAGATGTACAGATAACGATAACACGAGAAACAGGTGCAGTAACTCAGGCAGGATTTGGATTGCCTTTAATTTTAGGCACCTCGGCAAATGAAAATTATGCAGAGTTTACAGATTTAGAATCTGTAGGTGTTGTATGGGGATCAAGTTCTGAAGAATATGCGATTGCAAGTGCTATATTTGGACAGAGTCCAACATTACCAAAAATAGCAATGGCTGGAGTACCCTATGATAATGGTACAGATAGTCCGACAGTATTAACTGATTTCCTCAATACTCTAATTGATGAAGGAAATGATGATTTCTATTTTGTAGTAAGTCCCGAACAGACTGATGCAGAAATATTAGCATTAGCAGAATGGGCAAATGGAACAGGCAGAATGTATTTTGTAAGTACAGATGACATGACCATTCCAGGACAATTAGAATATGATAGGGCAGTAGTATTAGTTCATAAATCACCAGATACATATCCTGCAGAAGCATGGATTGGAAAATGTGCTCCACAAGACCCAGGAAGTATCACATGGAAATTTAAACAATTATCTGGTATAGGCATTCCAGGATATACCACAACAGAAATAGGAAATATTCATGATGATGGTGGAAATACTTATGTCAGGAAATTAGGTTATAACCAGACAAGTGAAGGATTAGCAACAGATAGCACCTTTATTGATATTGTAAGAAGTCAGGATTTCATTAAAGCCAGATTAACTGAATCTTTAAGTCAGTTACTTTATAACTCACCTAAAGTGCCTTATGATGTGACTGGAATAGGGCAGGTAGTTGCAACTATTGATGGTGTACTGAAAAGAGCAGTAGATCAAGGAATTATAGCAGTAGATACAGATGGAAATGGATTATATACTGTAACAGCTCCAGATAGGAATGATATATCTGATGTAGATGTAGCAAATAGATTATTGCCAGATGTAGAATTTGAATTTACATTAGCAGGAGCAATTCATAATATAGAAGTTAAAGGAGTTATATCTTTATAAGGTATATCAGGAGATGATTAATAATGAAAACTTATGACCCACGAGATATTAATGTTATAGTGAATGGACAATTTTTAACAGGATTTGCAGAAGGAAATTTTGTAACTGCTGAAAAAGATGAAGAGAATTACTCCACCCATGTAGGAGCAAAGGGAGAAGTCAGTAGAGCAAGAAATGCTGACCCTATGGGTACTATAACCATAAATTTAAAGAATACAAGTCCCTCTAATGCAGTTCTTAATAAATTAGCAAAATCACGAGATACATTTGAATTATATGTAGTAGATGCTAATGAAAATGCAAAGAAAGCTGGTGGAAGTATTTGTTGGGCAGAAAAGCCTGCAGATCTTTCATGGGGAGATGAAATAGAAACTATTGAATGGAATATAAAGATTGCTGATTACTCAGCAAACATGGATTAAACAGGAGGAGTAAATAATGACAGTAGGAGATCAGAAAACAGTTAAAATAGATGATGAGGAATATATATTGCAGAAACCTCCAGCAAGATGGATTTTGCAGGTTACTGATAGGTGTAAGAATAAATATGGTGTATTACAGTCTGAAAAATATACTGATGAACTTATTAAAGGAGTAGTTGTAAGCCCTAAAGTCTCATTAGATGATTTCGATGATTTTACTGCTCTTGCTGAATTAACTCAGCAAATAGAAACCTTTCTTGGAAATAAGTGAGTTAGCAGAAAATTCATCTAAAAGGAATAATAAATATAAAATCATTGCTAAAAGTAATTGGCATTTCTGAAGATTAATTCTTTCAGATAATGGCATAACTTATGCAGATGCCTCTAATATGGATATAGTAGAATTATTAGAGGCAAATGCAGCAATAGATATACAGCAAGAACACATTAAAAAAGAACAGGATAAACATCGGAGGAAATAATGGCATTAAGAAATTTATTAATTAATATGGGATTTCAATTTGATGATAGTCAGTTAAGGGATGCTGATGAACAGACTGATCTATTAGTTAATAAATTCGAATATGGAAATACTGCAGCTATGGAGATGGGAGAAGGGGTAGCAGAATCCTCCGATATGATGTCCAATAGTCTATATGATACTGCAGATGCCTCTACTGATACAGCAAATTCTGTAACTGATATCGGTGATTCTGCACAAGATACTGCTGATGTAGGTACTGGAGCATTTAGCTCTCTAAATGATAGTCTGGGTGAATTAGGCAGTACAGCTAATATGGTATTAGGAGCAATAGGTACTGGATTATCTGCGATGGTACTAAAATCTGCTTCAGATTTAGAGGCAGCCAGACATAGATTAAGATGGTTTACTTCTGAATCAGAAGGAGATTATGAAAAAATACAGGATGCAATTCAAAGAACTGTTGATACCACTCATGGACTTTATGCAGAAGGCGGATTAGCAGAGGCTTCTATACAGGTCCTAAAATTAGGAGCAGATGTTGATTTTGTAGCAGAGCACATGGAGGCAATGGCGGTATTATCTGTTAAACATGGTGAGGATATATCCGATGTAATGAGGCAGGTTGCCAGAGCAGTTGAAATTGGTAGTGTTAGGCAATTGCAGGAAATGGGTATTGTTACAGAAGAACATTTTAATATGTTAGGCAGAGAAATAACTCAATCTATCAGGAACTGGGATAAGTATTCAAGGCAGCAACTTCTTACAGTAGCATTACAAGATGTAATGAATGAAGAGTTAGACCAGTTTAATGAATACACAGAAACAACCGATAATCAGTTAGATAGGATTTATACTCAGTTAGGCAACATAATGGAAATAATGGGATTACCTTTATTATCTATTGCAGCAGACTCATTGGAGAAATTTACTGATAATCTAATTGAATTGCAGAGTACAGAAGCAGGAAAAACTTTCTTATCTATTGCTGGAGGAATAATAGCAGTAGTAGGAGGATTAGCAGCAATAGGGGCAGCATATAATGGATTAGCATGGGCTCTTGCTCCCATGATAGGTGCTATAAGTGCTCCAGTATTGGCTTTTATGGGAATATTAGTGTTTTCATTATTAGTAATCCAAGATGTTATTTATTATTTGAAAGGTATGGATAGTTGGTTAGGAACTATTGAAGATAGATTTGGAAATTGGTCATATTTAGTATCACCTATTCTAATAGTTATTGATGCATTGAAAACTGCATATAATATATCTATGAAGTTAGTAGATGTTATATCTGATTTTGGAGACTGGTTAGGGTTTGGAGAATCTGATGTAAACATAGGAACTAAAGAAACTTTATCTAAAGATGTAAATATCCCAAAAGATTTACAATCTATTAGAGAGTCAAGAATTAATAATGATAATAAATTCAATGCTGATGTGAGCATTAATGTAACTGGAAATGGGGATCCAAACAGGATTTCTCAAGATGTAGTAACTACATTAAGAAGGAATTTTGATAGCATGATAGATGAGTACAATAGAAAATTAGCGAGGCAGATTTAATGGCAAAAGGTGTTCTATTTAGTGATAATAACTATGTACAATTCGATGTAATTGAAAATGAGGAGTTAGAAAAATCTAACCTTATTACCACGAAGCCTGTAGAAGTAGGCTTTAATGTAACAGATCATGCGAAAAGTAATCCTGATTCATTCTCATTTACAGCACATCTAACTGATACAGATGCAGAGAATAAGTACAATAAATTAAAGGATATGGCATACTCTAAAGATATATGTACTTTTAGCCATAAAAATCAGTTGTTTAATGTACTTATAGAGTCCTTAAAAGCAACAGCAGATAAAGGCAATAAATATGGTTATTTAATAGATATACAGTTAAAACAAATAAGAATATCTCGGTCTGAGCAGGTTAGAGTATTTGAGCCTCGTTATGAAACTCAATCAAAGATACAAGATCAGGCAGGAAAGAAACAACCTAATGAGGAAGAAGTATCTGAAGAAACTAATTCATCTCTCCTAAAAAAGATAGGAGATAAAATTACTGGGTGGTTCTAATGGCTGAGAAACTAAAATATATAAATATTAATAAAGAACTGATTCCCTATGAATTCGATATAGTATTAGATAAGAAATTATACGTATTAGGCTTAAATTATAATTATACTTATGATTTCTTTTCTGTAGATTTATACAGGAATAAAGAATTAATTTTATCTGGAGAGAAATTAGTATATGGACTTCCTCTATTTGTAAATTATCAATATTTAGATGTACCTAAAAATATTGTATTAATACCATTAGATATAACAGAAGATAATAATGATATAACCTATGATAATTTTAATGAATCCGTATTTATTTATATATTTAATAAAGATGAATTAGAGGAGCAGTAATTATGGATTTTTATAATAGGCAAGTAACTTTAATTGTAGAGGATATGGCTTTCACATTAGAAAAGTTTGATATAGAATTTAATGTTATGTTCTCTGCAGATTCGAATGATAATATGAGTGAAATATCAATATACAATTTATCAAAAACAACTATTAATAAAATTCAATTTGGAGATAGAGTAAGATTAAGTGCAGGATATAGTGATAAGGAAGTTAATATATTCCAGGGATTTATAAAAGAACTCGATATAGAATACGGTGATGTAGACCATACATTACATTTATCTTGTGATGACGATATAGAAATGTTTGATAATAAATATGAAGGAAGGAAATCTGTAAGAGCATTTAAGAGAGGGATAACTGCAGAGGAAGTAATTAATACCTTAATAGATGAATACGGATTTGCCATAGGTAATATGAGATTAAAAAATAATAAAGTTTACAAAAGAGGTTTTATAGTGTCTGGTTCTGTATT